GAATTAACTCCCGAACCACTTGAAGAACCTTCGATTGATTTTAATCAAATCCATGAAGAAGTTAACTTTGAATTTCAGAAAGATTATCAAATAGGTGGTGGTGACCCAACTAAAGAAGCTGAAATAGATGAACTTCCTATGGAAGAACCGATTGTTGATGATGCTAAAACGATAATTGGTGATGTTGCCGATGAAAATGGTTTTTATAACGCAGAACCAAAAGAAATTAATCTTCATATTGACGAAAATATTATCAATGATATTAACGATATTCATAGGACAGATATTATTGATGATGCAAAAGAAATGATTACACAATCTTTTGATGAACCAGTAAAAATTAATATCGTTGTTGAAAAACCCCGTAGAACTGTTAAGGATTTGAGCGTATCTGAATTAAGAACATATAAAAGAACAGGAATTATACGACAATAGTCAATTATTTTTTCATATGGTAGTATTTATGATAAATAAAAATAAGTTTTTACAAATTAAACAAATAAGAACATGGCAGGAGAAATGATAAGGGGTATCCCATTCGAATACGAACCATTAAGAGTTAATAGATTCTTTGCAGAATTCGCAGATGAATTAGGCATTGAAGTTTGGAAGGTACAGAAATTCAAAAGACCTTCAATGAAAATTAACTCTGTACCCATTCAGTTCATGAACGAACAAAACTATGTTGCTGGAAGATATACTTGGGACACGATGTCCGTGACATTCCTTGACCCAATTGGTCCTTCGACCTCACAGCAATTAATGGAGTGGGTTCGTTTACACGCTGAATCACTTACTGGTCGTATGGGTTATAAAGCAGGATATGCAAAAAACATATTATTGAAAGCATTAGACCCAACAGGCGTAGAAGTACAGAAATGGTTTTTGGAACAATGTCAGATTGTTAGCATTGATTTTGGTGACAACGATTACACTAATGACGAGTTAACAAACATTACATTAGAATTGCAACCTTGGAGATGTATATTGAATCTCTAAGAAACACACCGGAAACAGAAAGATGAAGCCACAGAAATGTGGCTTTTTTTCAAAATTAATTATGGGAAACTAAAACAAATAATATGAAAAATAGAATTAAATTTTCGCTTTTTGAAAACATAAAAGATAAAGAAATTGCATATATTTTGGGTTTGATATGGGCAGATGGTCATGTTTCATTTGCCAATAATTCATCAAAAACACCAATTATTAAACATAGCGCAAAAGAAGATGATAATATTACATTTGCTAAAATTTTAAAATTCTCTGGTGATTGGAATAATTTCACAACAAAAAATGTTGGGTCTTACGCTAAAACACCCAAAACAATTTCAATAAATTGGGTTTCAAGTAGAGAATTTGGTGAATTTTTAATTAAAAATCAATATAGAAATAAAATTGAATCGCCTAATTCCATATTAAATTTAATACCTAATGAATTACAACAATATTGGTTTAGAGGATTTTTTGATGGAGATGGGTCAGTAACCATTAAATCTAAAGGTCATCATTCTATTGCATTTACTGGACATGAAAAACAAGATTGGAATTTTATTGTTGAATTATTTAAATCAATCGATATTATTAACTATCGAATTAGAATTATTGAAAGTAGGGGTGGTAAATCTTCACAGATAAGAGTTACGAATAAAAGAGATATATTAAAATTCGAAAATTACATCTATTCAGATTTTGACGAATTGCAATTAGGATTATTGAGAAAAAGAATTCAATTTAAATCACTTTAATTCTATTCTTAATAAGAATATCAACATAATATGACATATCTTTAGTTTCAATTAATTGATATGTTGGATTATTATGTGAGAACCAAACAATATATGATTTACCTAATTTAACACCCGTGTTTTTTTCAATAATATATTTATATAATCCAAGCTGTAATGAATATAGAATTAAATCACAATCTTCTAACATAAACAAATCATTAAGTAAATGTCTACTTTTCATCTCAAATGTAAAATCTTTATTTGTTTTCCAATCATAAATTTGAAATTCTTTTTTTCTTATATTATAAAATAACATATCAAGCATTCCTGCAATGAGGGATTCACGGTCATAAACAACATATTCGGTTTTAATTGGAATTAACTTACCTTGTACGTCATTATAGAAATTATCCACATGGTTTTTTGTCGTTTGATATTCGCCAGAAATTGGGTCAAATCCAAATTCTTTCAATATTATACCTTCAGGATATTCAAACTTTTTATTTAAGAATAGCTTCTCTGTATAATCATGAATTGCCGAACCTTTAATTGTACCCTTTTTATTGATGAACTTCCATGCTCTAAGCACTTCTTTTTGTGTGACATGATATTGGTCACTTTTGAAGTTCGACCAATAGTCTGAATCAAAATCTTCTTGATATTTATGAATTAATGTGGTAACAGAAACCAATTCCTTTTTATCAAGGAAGTACTTATGTGGTTCGTCATAAAATGTAATATCATTAAATGCCGTGAATATTTCGTTGGGTATCTGTATGTCCATAAGTGGCAAATATACAAATAATTTAGTTAACTACAATATTCTTTTGTAATATTCCACTAAAGTCTATTTCTTCCAATGATTTTATGATTGAATCTTTATCTGCTGGTACATTCGAATAGCCGTGAATGTGTGTAATAAGCGCACTACGAATAATATTCAATGCTTCAACAAGAACATCACCTCTTGCAATTGGATGTCCCTCATCGAAGATTCTCTGCCTATCAGCAGCATTTAATCTCGCTGCTTTAAATTGTGGATTTCCTGTGTGTGAAATCAGTCCGATTTTATCTGCCATCATTATAGCATTACTATGATATGCACCAGTATTGTTTTCTTGTTCGAAAACCAGACTTACTTGTGCTGGATTTTTTACGTTAAGTTTAAGCACATCATTAGCATCGTGTTTACCAGCACGTATATGAACTTCATTTACACGCAAAATCACGTCAGTATTGACTTTACCAATAATTGCCACATCAGTTTTTAATGGAAACACACCATCTGCATCAGGAAGTGTTGAAACAGCAGCTTCAGGATTTGTTATGGCAACATTTGTTGTTGATAATGCAGTGTATATACTATCATATCCAACTTTTTGTAGCTGTGATATTACACTACCTAACCAATATCTATTTCTTTGTGGATATTTTGTATTTTCAATAAATATTCTAACCATTTCACCAACTTGTGGATATATGTGAAAGAATTTTGGTAATAATGGATAACAAGGAGAAAGATTATCATTACTAATTCTACCATCTAATTCGGGGATTTTTACTTTAATCACACCACCATCAGTATTATCATCAATTGATATTACTTCACCATAATAAATGTTATTAATTCCTTCAGTTTTTGCAATATTTTTGAAGGGATTTGATGTTTGTATGAATGGTTTATCGAATGACATTATCTATTATTTATTTCTTCAATCAATTTAATATAATTTTTTTCAATTTCAGTTAAATTCTCAAGTTTAATATTAATTGTTTTTTCGAGTTCATCAACTTCAATTGTATGATTAATTATTTCTTGCTTTAATGAATCATGTTTAACTTTAGTATCATTAATCATTTTAAGCAATTCTGTTGGTGTATATTTACTTAAATCTTCCATTATTGTGCAACTCCATATCCTTTAGCATAATATATTGTAGAACCAAACACCGTAACAGGTCCTGTTGGTGAAATACCTGCTGCAGTTACTGTAATTCCCGGTGGTATTGCTACTGTAATTATCATTTCCTGTTGAATGGCTTTTATATATTCTTCTGCCCTAATGCGTTCCATTATTTCGTCAGGTGCAACACTACCAGATGGCAATACACCCACTGGTAATCCTGCTTCAGATTTTCTTGCAATAATACGTGAAGCAATCTTAGTTGGAGATAACCCCGGACGTTTTGACACACCAGCTAATATAAGCGGTGCAGGAACTGGCGGTACGCCACCAACAGAAGAAAGTTTCAATATTTTATCAAAACCAGCAACAATCGCATCAATGCTATTAAAATCTATTGCCATTTTATTTTTTAATTTTTAATTCGTCAATACTTATCCATTTCCAACCCAAAATTAAGTTTGTAAACATCCTATTAAACCAATTGGGTTTAATTGTTGTTGCAAGTTGTGTACCATCTAATTTACCATCTATAAGGTAAACACCAACAAACTGTTTATTTAATTTTTGGTCTACTATCATTTTATGTAATTAAACTCTTTATAACACCTACAAATTGATTTATTTTTTCCTGAATAATTTTCTTAATTATTGGTGCAAGTAATGCGACCAAAAACACAACAATTAAATTAAATATGAATTCATTTATCATTTTCATTGCTTCTTTTATGACGCAATTTAAAAATATTTTAAAGTTTTTCATATCATCCTTTGGACTGCTTATTTTCACAGTACCATTGTTCTCGAACGCACTTATAATTGCAAGTAATGCTCTAATTTGTGGTGTTGTGGTTAATGCTTGTGCCAATATGTTTGTAATTGCTTTAATTAATCTTTGAAAAAATCCATCCTTAATTGTTGCACGATTAGCATCTGCAGTATCTTGTGTATCAACAGTACTTTCATCAATAGTTGCTTCAACAGCATTTCCAACAACAAAACTATCTGTTGAACCCGATATTGTTGATATTAAATTCGTCATACCACTTAATGGAAGTGTTGCACCAATTACACCACAACCCATGTCATAATAAATAATACCGTCTACCAATTCTTTTGCTTTTTGCAATAGTGCATCGTAATCATCTTGACTAATTTCGAAAGAATCGTCATCATCAATCAATTGGTCAATCAATTTTGACACTTGTAATTCTTGAAATGTTTGTTCGATAGTTTTATCCTGTACTGTACTAATTGTGCCATAAACACTATTCATAACATTAGTCATGAATTCTTTTTTGTTTATAATTACTGTATCATCAATATAATCACCAAGCCATTCACCAATCGTTCCGCTTGATGAAGCAACCGTTGGTTTAAATGTAAAACTATCGGTTGTTGAATTGTAATTAATTAAGATGTTATTATATGAAACATCAGTTCCTGCATTTACAATAGCATTATATGCGCTTTTATCAAAATTTGGTGTGGAATTATTAAATAATAAACTACCTTCAGCCGAACTTGGATTTGTTTTTAGCTTGCCATATACATCAATATTCTTTACTGGAACTGAAACGCCTGTTGTTTTAAAATATGTGGGCAATCCATCACCAGCATTATATTGAATCATTTGTTTTTTCAATGCAGTTTTTAATTGTGGTTCTGCACCATCAATAAAATTGGTGAATAATTCACCTGTTAATTGTTTAAGTGCTTCTGAACCAACAACAGTTTTAAGTACGTCAAGCAAAAAGGGTACTACATCCTTTTTATTATTAACCGAAGGAAATAGATTAGTCGTATCGGGCAAATTTCTTTCTTCTTTCAATGAAGAATATGCACCAATAGTAGTAAAAATATTCTTTTTGCTATCCATTAAACTCATTACTGCTTATTTTTTTCTTTTCTTTGAAGTTGTGACTGAACAAAATCCAATAGTTCATTTCTTTGGTCAGTACTTATAGTATCATCTTCTTTAGTCTTTTCAGTAGATACAGTACCAGCACCACCCGATTTACCATCATATACAACATCATTTAAAAGTTTAAGTAATGCTATTTTCTGGTCTTGGTTTTTAGCTTCTGCTGCAATAAGTTTAACAATTTGGTCACCGATTGCCTGAATTTCACCACCTTCTTTTACTTTTAATTCCCATTTGGTGAAAAGTCTGGCAATTTTTGCTTTAATGTTATGGGACTCGTCATAAATCTCCTGAAAGAGTTTATTTACGGTTTCTTCGTCCAATCTCATTTTTTTTCTCTGTGGTCTTGCCATAATGATTTAATAGTTTTAGTACATATAAATACGCATTATTTAGAAATGGGATTTATCATGTAGATATCAAGAATGCCGTTATATTTTAAATTTTTACTTTCAGGATATTCTTTCAAGCCAATATTATTTGGATTAACATCGTGAACAATATTAAAATTTTTATCAATAATTACTGCATGTGTTGTAGGTGGTTTATCTTTTGGGTCATAATATTTTGGAGAATAGACACTTGCATAAAAATAACCGTGAACTCCTTCCATTTGTTTTATTTTATAAAATCTATTTCTTAATCCTTTTGCGGTTGGAACACCTTCTCTTTTGTTTATTATGCGCCATTGATTATAATTGTAAAGACAACCATCATAATCATATCCACATTCTTTTATGAAACCAAAAAATTCTCTATGCCATTCATGACCAAATAATTTAAAATTCGGAACATCTTCAAGTTTTTTATCGAAAAGACTGGCAATCGCAGCTTGCATACAATTACCATGTCCTTTATCGACTATTGTTTGATATATTTTTATCATTTTAATCTTCCAGATATCCTACCTTTTCAAAGAAATAAATGTCCTTAAACGGTTTGATTGCGATTCGAATTTCTTTTGTACTTAAACCAGTTTGTTCTTTCAAAAATAACAAGATTTTATTTTTAGCAAATTTATTTGTGACCCTTTTAACATATTTTCCATCAGGACTATCTTCTTGGAATAATATGTGCCAGTTTTTCAATACATTGACAATTGCATCTCCAACAATTACTTCATTCCTTTTCATTGTTACATCATTATCAATTTTGTCTTCAATTTTATCCACAACACTATTAATCAATTCTTCAAGATGATACTGATTTTCAGTTTCAATTTCATAAGAATAGTCACAATTTTCATTAATTTCATCGGAATAGTCATCATAAGATAAATTAATTTTCTTCTCACTATAACTACGTCTTCCGTGGTCTTTATAATAATTTCTAATAATGGTTTGACAATAACTATATGCCTTTGAATTAAATATTCTGTAATTAAATTCACTGTCTTCACCAAGTAATGATTTTAATTTTTCATTCGCTTCTTCAGCATACCAAAATCTGTATTCAGGTGGCATTTTAACCCATTTATCAAAACCCTTTTTATTTTGTTCGATAATAAACGGTCTATATTTGACCATATGTTCAATCAAGTGCGTTAATGCATTTGATTCTACTTCATCCATACTATAATTACCAATATGTATTGGATATCTTCTTAATATAGTCTCTTTCATTTTACGGAAGGGTTCAAGCAGAATTTTATTATATATTCTATTTTTTTCTTCCACAGAGTTTGAATTTATATAATCAAAAACCGCTTTTTCTTCCCTTTCGGCAAAATATGGTACATTATCTTCAACTTCTTTCATCTATCACAAATCAACACATATAAGTTATTTTTTAAGAGCCAATTTTGACATATCAATTGGTCTGTCATTGGTGAAGTTTGCTTCTTTGGTTGCCACTTCAAACCAGAATTTTCTTTCATCAACAGGCATTGTTTTGAGATAAATATCAAATAAACTACCTTCACGAGTTGCAAGGTGCTTGTAACCAATCTTAGGTATTGTGAAAATCTTACATGCATTATTTAACGCTCTGAGTAAGAATTCATACATGAATGTTAATTTAACATTTGATTTATATCCACCAATATTCTTAAACTCTGATTTTTTTATTACTGCACCACTAAGTTTGAAGTCCGTGTATTGTTTAAGTGCAGCAGCATTTAAATAACCCATTTCACCATTTTCACCAACAAATTGTTGTGCCCAAACAGTTTCATTTGTCAGTTTAATGCCTTCATTTTTACTATTGACTTCAATCATCATACTAAGAAATACATCAACATCGGGGTATGCATCTACATGCTGACACGCATTACGGAAATACGTTGTACTGAATTCATCATCGTATTCAAGTACCGTAAAATAATCTGTTGTTATTGCATTAACACCCACATTAACCTGTGATTGATAATCTGTGCTACCTTCATGATTTACAATTCTCACTTTTGGGTTACGCCCCGGAACAAATGTATCGTCATTATATTTTACACAACATTCAATAAGACCCTCTAAACCAAGTGGAGATACAATAAGTACTTCAGGTAATTCAGAAACTCTTTCTTGTTTAAAAACCGATTCAATTGCTTTGTCTAAATATCCAGCGACTACTTCATTGAATTCGTGTACTGGAATTATTACTGATATTTTCATTATTATATATTTATTTAAATATTATTATTTTTGTTCAACAACTGGTTGAATTGCGCCTTCTAATAGCTTGATTCTCTGATTAACTAAATCAGTATATATTACGTTCAAGGCTTTTTCGCTATTATCTTGATTATATTTAGCAACAATTTTATCCATCGAAGCATATAATTCAGGAGTGATACTGTCATCCAAGAACTTAACAAGAACCTCTCCAATTAAAATAGGAAGGTCATAGTAATTTTCAGTCCATACTCCACCACCTTCAACCGTTCTTACGGGAACACCATTTTCATCTCTTTCAATAAGATATTCTGGCATGATATCCGGTTTCAAACAAATCGGAATTGTACCTGATTTCATACATTCAAGAGGAAATGTACCGAATGACGAAATTCTGTCAATCCAAACCGCAGCGAAATTACCTTGTAATCTTTTTGCAAAGTCTACCCTACGCATTTGTTGTGGTGGCTTGCTTTTGGTAAGCATGGCATCAAAACTCAACCACGTATACTGTGGATACTTACTGAAGAACAGCTTCACGAGTTTACTAATTTCATTAGCATTTCTACCAATAACAGACACAACAGGCTTCTGAGGTAATTTCGATTTTTCGAAATAATCGGGAATTCCAACATCATAGGTTCTGATATCATACTTTCCAATACCATAGAAAGTTTCAACCCATTCTTTAAGTGTTGGGGATGTAGTTATGATATCGTTAATACCAAAGGACTTCCATTCAGTACCGGGAATCAAACTATTTAACATATAGTCAACAGATTGAAGTAAACCAACTCTCAAACAAGGTAACTTTTTGGTCTGTTCCATAATATTTGAAAATACTTCAGGAATTACCATAATATCTTCAGGACCTACAGTTAACTTTGGGTCAGCCATTGACATGTGTTTCAATGCGGTAAGTTCTTTTTCAACCCACAGTGGCGGTACGTAGTCACCCTTTTCGGTCATGATTATTACTTCATATCCCATATTCTTTACAACGGTAGCATGAAAATAAACTTCATATACGCTGGCTACAGGACTTTGTGATTCTGGTACACAGAAGATAAATTTTGATTTTTTATTCACCATTTTATCCAATGATACTTTAATCTTTTCAATTTTTTCTAATTCAGCTTTTTGTGCTTCATTATTTAATAATTCTTCGCTCATTTTTTTAATTATTTTTTATATTTAATTATTTTTTCAAAATCCGGGTTATCAATCAAATCTGCAATCTGCAAAACTTCCAATGAACCTACTTTAATATTTTCATTGTACGGTCTTTTCATTTTAATTAATTTCTTACCCCACGGACAACCCAATTCTAAAATTTTAGGGTCTGTTGTTATTAATACATCAACATTTTTCCACATATCGAGTGAATCATCAACAAAACAATAGTTTTTGAATCTGCTGGTCATTTTACTCAAGAAAAATAATGTTGGTGGTATGCTGAACTGATTTTCAACTGAGAATAGTGTAAAATCTGCAGTATTGCCATATTTTAAACAGAAATTTTTAACATGTAAATCCATTCCCTTGTACATCATTGTTGCACTGGCATGAATTTCGAACACATAATCTTCATACATGAAACGATTATACATGTCCTTTGCACTAATCACATTTTTTTCCGGTGCTTTAAATAAAAAGATATCTGCATTTGCTTCACCTGTTTTTTCATCGACCTGATATTCAACCGGACTAATATTTTCTGGCATCTCTCCGGGTTCTTTTAATTCATTAATTACTTCAACAGTATCTTCCCATTTATATTCTTTAAAGAAATCATAAACATATTTTGCAACATGTTGGTCTTCACCAAATTCTTGTGAATAAAATCTGTCAAATTGAAGCCATTTTGCTCTCAGTATTTCATTGATATCAATTCCAACTCTTAATTTAGCCATTGTTTTCTTCTTTTAATAATTCGAGTTGAATTTTCAACTCTTGATTTAATTTATCCATTAATTCAGTATGTTCTTGAATTAATTCGGCTTCAGTAATGTATTTTGGATTAATACATTCGAGCCTTGTGTCATACGATTGTACTGGAATTACAACTAATTCACCTTCGAATTGCGTAGGACCTATTTTATTTGTAATTTTTTTCAAGTATTCTTTGATGTCTTCACTACGGATTCCAGCAACACCAACGTACAATACTATTATTAATCTATCTTCCATTTAACTACGTATTTTATCTTTATGAATTAATTTGGTTTCGGTTTCACCAGTTGTTGGATTAACCATTGTTACTTTTTTAACCGGACTTTTATAATAGTCTTTGAATTTTTCCTTAATAACAGTAATTAACGGATTACGAACATTTGTATCTTGTTCACCCATTTTAATAACACCCATGTCATTAACATCTTCGAACATATCCAGAAGTGTTTCAAGTGAACTTTCGCTCTTATTCTTCATATCAATTTGTTCTATATCACCAAGTAATATCATCTTTGAATTACTGCCAATACGTGTAAGTAATGTCAGAGAATTATCAAGTGTAACATTTTGCATTTCATCGGCAATAATAATACAATCGTCAAGAC